CCGATATTTTGTAAACTCAGTACTTGTATTGTTGTTGCTGGGTCTAGTTGTATGCCACCTTCTTTTCGGTTATTGTAAGTTAAGAATGCTGTAATTCCTGAATGATTAATTCCGGGAGTCGATTCTGCTAAGGTCTTTACATACTTCAACTCACCGCGTTGTTCTAGGTGGATTAAATAGTGGTGAAATAATTCGGGATTGGTGTAACTCATTTGTGAAATTTTACCTGCAAATAAAATGTTTGGATTCATCTGTTGTACGTTGATGATACCTTGATTATTAAAAGCAGTAACGTTGGGGTATAATGTTACGGATTTGTAGATGGGTCTGTATAAATTTACTGTGGATGTCCATAAATTAAAATTAAAATTATCTTGTACTCCTACATTTGCATAATCCTGATCGTATTTTGCTGCAGTAGTAGGTGCGTACATGAAACCAAGATATTTAACTCTTGCACCAGTTGGTACAATTATTGAATAGTCATTGATTTCTGCCCAACTCACACGTTTGGTTGTGATGTTATCAATATATGAAAGTGGTTCTTCCAATACTTCATTGTTACGCCATTGGATTAAACATTGGGTCCTTGCATCATTGGTAGGTAAACCTTCCAATTCTGGTACATTAGTAGGTGGATGTGTAAGTTTCAACACCATTGCTTCATTGGTGTTAATAGTACCTAGCTTATGTTCTTGTACAGCTGTAGATGTACCGTTGGATGTAGGATCAAAATCTGCCGTGTTATCGACTAATTTATCTGTTTCGTTCATTTTGGTGAATGTTCTTTAAATTAATGTTGTTTTAAATGTTATAAAATTGTTAATAATAGCTTTGTGAATTATCAAATTCAGAAAGTGAGATTATTTACTTCATTATTACTAAGAAAATTTTTAAAAATTGATTGCGAAAAATTCGCCTTTATTACACCTATCAAAGTCTCTCTTGTCGAACTGAACCAACCATAAATACATTCTATGTATCTGTTCTGGTGTAATTGTGATTTTCTTGTGAATTCTATAATATTCTGATGCATATTGTTCCATTATGTCGAAATTACAATCATTACCATTAATTACGTCTAATGCATCCTTAACATTAATTTTAGCTTGTTCGTATGATTTTTCATCTGTGTATATGGTGCTTATGATCTTCGTTACCCTCCTCAATACATCCGGATAAAATCCATATGGTGTCATTATATTACATATGAATTCTGTGGGTTTTCCATATACAGCTTTAATGTTATATCCGAGATAATTTTGCATACTTACTGTATTAGCAGTTCTTTCTGTTATTACTTTCGCTTTAATAGTAGCATCATCTCCTTTCGCACCAAAATATAATAATCCTTCAATGTTATAACATGCGTTAATCGCTGCAATGTTAAACAGGGTATTAGCACCTAATGTGTTAGGCTGACCACTATGTTGTTTATATTTACCGGATAATGCATATATTCCATCATTAAACCCTAGCAATTCCCAATTACATCTTAAATTGTAATACTTTTCGATTACTTGTTTATTGACACCCATCATCGTCATTAACGCTCTCTCCATAGAGATGCTTCGTTGATTATGACTAGAATCGAATTCAGTGAAATCGGTATTTAACTCGATATACATATCACTTGTAGTGGTGTCTGCATATTTACTAAACTCATTAGAAATGATTGCATCAGATTTATCGTATGCTAATATATAGTTATCTAACATCATTGCTTTAATCTTTTGATTCATGCAACGTATCCATCCACTCATATATATATTAATCATTTTACTCCAAGCAGAGACACCCTGTCCTGCTTTATCATTTGCATCTGCGCAATGTTTAAGAATTGGTTTAGTTTGTTGTTTAAGATGAAATTGTATACGTTCATTATATGCATCGTCATAATCCCTTTCCAGTTCATTCAATTTCTTTATAATACTGTTACTGGTATTAATTTCAAATGTTGCTTTTCGATAATTAAACACATCATATAATCTCGTGAAACGATCCTTTGTTCCAGTGGTACTATATTTGTTATAATTATCACTATCTAAAAATGTAAAGTCCCTTTTGAGTTGTTGATTAACTTGCTTTTCTGGATATTTACTCTGCAATACTCTTAGATATTCTCTACTATGATACCATACTTCCTCTATACTAATGTGAAT